TATGTGGTGTTGGTGGGCGGCAATGCCGTGGGCGTGACTGCCACGATTATGAGCGTGATCGGCCATGGCGTGAACGTGCGGCATCGGATGCGTGTGATTAGGGATGATCAAGCTGCGGTTGCCGCCGGGAGCGTTGAGCGTGCCGAACCTGGCGTCGCCGACCTGGCGTCCGACCGGCATTCGCCCGCCCAAATTGGGCAGGTTGAACGTGCCCCCGGACCCGCCATAGGCGTACTGGATTGCCGCGAACAGTGCCGCGTACAACGGATCGGTGGTCGACTTCGGGGAGCCGTCGCAGAACACCCATCCGGCTGGTGCCGTCGCCCCGGCGTACTGCCAAATGACGCCGACCGGAATACCGTTGGTATCGAGGTATCCCTTCGTGATCGCGTGCGTCGGCAGCGACGGCGGCGCACCGAGCAGATTGAGCGGAGCCTCCATCGCCACCGAACCGTCGCGATGGATCAGGTCGGTAGCGACGTAATCTTCGACCGCCTGGAAGTTCCAGTCCACATCGGTCGCCGAGGCTGGTGTGTTGTTGAGGATCGGCCGCAACGGCGGCATGGCGGTCATGTCGTTAGCTCCCTCATGTTGACTTTGAGCACGATCGCATCAACGCCCCAAGCAAGCGCCAGCGTGTGATCGCTGGGAGCGAACTCCAACTGCACGGCACGCGCCCATCCCAGCGATGTGCCGCGCGTGGCCGGGTTGGCAACCCTTGGTCGTACCAACACGTCGCCAGCCCGGTCGGTAACGCCCGCCCCCCACATCGAACCGTCGCCCCAATCGAAACCATTGCCAAGCGGATCGGCTGCACCCAACGCTCGCCAGAAGACGCCGCCCCCGGCCTGGATCGCGAAGGCGTGCGAACGGCGCTCGTCGTTGGGGTTGTAGTTCCAGAACGTCGACATCTTGATCGTCACGGTCGACGGCGACACGCGTGCGATCAGACGTGGACGCAGGAACGATTTCTGACGCTCGGGCCAGCCTGCGTCCTGCCAACTCGTGCGATAGCGACAGTGGAAGCCAACCGCCGGTTGGCCTTGCACGAGTTGATCCCCGGCGATGTCAGGGTGGCGTTCGACGGCGAGCACGCCCGCCACGCCGGTACAACCGCAGGTCACGACGAGTGGATACTCGGCAGCGATATCGGAGTATTCAACGGTGCAGGCAATCGTGCCGATCGGCGGTTTGTGACGTATCCACGAGCCACCATTCTCCGGGTCATAGACCAGCAGCGAGCCGTGCGAGCCGTCTGTGAGCGCTTCCCATTCCCACGGCACCGAGCACCACAAGCGACGCGCCATCCACGACAGCCAGATGTCGGTGGTATTGGCGAGCGTGTCGAACACCCAACGCTGCTTGCGTGAGATTTCCTGAGGCGTCTGACCCTGATAGACGTAGACGCCGTTGCGTCCCGTCGCCGAATAGAAGTAGACCGCGTCCTCGGAACGGGTCACGCATGTCGGGCTCGGGGTGCCGACCGAAGACGAAATCTTGCGGCGCTGCCAGGACGACAGTTCGTAGCCATAGAGAGCATGAACCGAGTCAGTCTTGAAGATCAGCAGGTGATCGTCGAAGGAGCGAATGGCGGTGATCTGACCGCCGCCTTCCTCGATGTCGATGTAGTCGTTGAGCGCCCAATCCTCGGGCTCATCAGGATGCGACCAACGCACCCGGTTCGGATAAACGACACTGTCTTCGCGAGTGTTGGCAGCGAACAGGTAGCCACTATGCGGTTCGAGATGCTCGGCGGCTGGCATCGTGCCGCGCACCGGGATCGTGTAGTTGTTGTTCCAGTTGGCCGCTGCCGACACGGTCAGCGCGGCACCGAGGTTGCCAGGGGCGGGCTGATTGGTCACCTTCCACGACGGGTTGCTACGACCGCAGGCGATGTAGACCGTGTTGCCCCACGCGGCCGGGTCGGCGAGATGTGGCGTCGCGCTACACGTCAGTCCCAGGTCAGTGAACGCTACGTTCGGGCCCGCCGCCCAGACCTTGCCCGCGTTGGCGATGAACACCGAGAACGTGCCGTTCGAATAGGGATGCAACTGGGCGTTGCGGGGACGCCAGGCGGTGTGCAAATCAAGCAACCATGTCGAGTTAGCACCGTTGATCGTCCACACGTTGCCCTGAGCGTCGATGTTCGTATTGCCCGTCCATCGAGCGGTGAAATCGGGTGAACCGATCACCGGTCCCCCGATGCCGTTGCGAACGATGACGCGGCGAACAGTCCCCTTCAGCAGATCATTGGCCCCGGCATTACGGGAACCAATCTCGACCGCAGCCGAACTATTGAATGCCGACGTGACGCCCGCAGTCGTAACCGTCGCTCCAAGCTGCGTCCATGTAGTCGGCTCAGTGGCCTGATCCGCCGCCCAATAGAACTTCACGTCGTACCCGGCAGCGCCATTGTCGACATCGAGAGTGGCCTTGACCCAAATCGTTAGCCCGTCCGTCGCCGGAACCGGAACAGTCGAGTCCTTGATGACCGACGAGAAGCCGGAAGGCGTGTGCATGAATCGCAACAGACCGGTCGTGCCGACAAACACGCTCCATGACTGTTGGTTGGCGAGGTCGTTGCGTTGGCCGACGATCACCATGTTGGTCGACGGGGTCCAATCGAGCAGAGAGAGCCGGGCAACAACCTCAACGTCGCTCGTGATCTGCCACGAGGCTCTATCGGGCGTGGACACGTAGTTGCCTACCGTGCCGGGCAACACGAGTCCGTTGGTCAGGATGTTGGTGGGGTCCCAACGCGCCCAGCCGGGCCGGGTGTAGAAGCCGCCATAGGGGTCGACTTCCATGTTGAGCATCCCCGGCGATTCGTTGGGCTGCAACTGGAAATCGGAGCGCGTGGTGTTGACGCCGCCTGTGAAATCGGTCAGGTTGATCGTTTCCAGGCGACGGCTCACGGCGGGGTCACGATCGGCACTTCGATCGACCACGGATTGGCCGGGCCGTAGCGATAGACGGCCATCCCCGACATCACCAACGGCCGCTGATGAACCGGGTCCATGATCGCTCGACGAGCAATCTCGACATCGGCCAGCCAGCGCGCCATGTAGACCTGCTCCAACTCGCCATCTTCCTGCTGGGCATAGGCGAGCGCCACCGCGTAATGAGTGAGCGGCAGATGCAGTCGCGGGTCACAGTCGGGCGATCCTTCCGGCGTCAGCCACGTCAACGGTGTGCGGTAGCCGCGCAGTTTGTACGTGTGCGCCTCGGGGAACGTGCTCTGCGGCCAGAGATAAATCTTGTCACCCCAAACCGAGTACAACATCCCTGGGCTCGACGCCACGTTGCTGCCGACGAAGCGATCTTCGGCCCAGACATGAGGAACCATCCCCAGTCGAACCCCGCTCGTCTTGTCGATCAACGCCATGATCCCCGGCTCTGCCACGTCGCCCGCCAACGTCAGCGTGTTGGCATCGGGGTCGAGTACGAGGTCCCACGTCTGGGCATAGAACGGCCAACGCGTCTCGGCGTTGAGCGTGCGCTCGAACGCCTGCTGCAGGTACACGTCGATCGTGACATCCGGCAGATCGGCGGTATCAGTCTGCGTCTGGGTGCGGACGATCGAGCGGAGTTCGATGAGCGTCGTCACCCGAACAAATCCTCTGCGGTGACAGCGGGTGCCGCCTCCTTGCGGACGTAGGCGCGCTTGGACTTCGGCTCAGGTGCTGGCTTGGCAGTCGGATCGGCATTGCCGACCGCCTGATAGCGCGAGGCGGGCCCGACGTTGCGCCCGCCTGCAGCGTGATTGATCGCCTTGTCGGTGGCGCGTGTCCCGTAGTACTCGCCGACTGTCATCGCCGACTCCTTGGTGGCGTCGATCGGTCGGCGATACGGATTGTTCGGCTTGGGCATGACACCATCCTCGCAGGTGTCGACCCCGGCCCCGCGGGAGCGGAGGCCGGGGTCAACAGGTCAGGGTGCCTTGGCGATGCCGGTCAGCTTGAACAGCCGACGACGGTTGCGCACCGTCAGGTTCCCATAGGTGGTGATGAACGACACGCGAGCGTCGAGCGCCTCGGCGGTGGCGACGCCAGCAGCGCCGCCACCGGCCACACCGCGCACCGAACCCGAGAGGTTGTTGGTGAACGGCGACTGCTCGAAGTTGCGGTCCTTGTGGATGGCGATGCCGATGTACTCGGAGTTGATCCCGTACATCGTGCCCGCCGGGCACTCGGCATCCCACATGACGGGAGCGTTCTCGAACAGCAGGTTGCGGAACCCGAGGTTGGCCTTGTCGGTGTCGGTGTAGCGCACCTGCGGGGTGAGCGTCGACTCGTAGAAGGCGTACGTCGCCGGGTCGGTGAAGATCGCGTCGACGGCGTCGCCGCCGTTGTCGCTGGTGGTCATCACCGCCGTTCGCATCGCCGTCTCCAAGCCAGCCGCGTCGACTGCGCCGACAACCGCTTCGTACGACTTCCACCACGCCTCGGTGGCGGGGTCGATGCCACCCACCGGAGTGGTGTTATCGATCGCCGTGTCGAGCGAAATCCAGTCGTTGGCGGGCGTCGCCGAGACGTAGGTGCCGTACAGCATCTTCGCCATCTTCGAGCGCATCGTCATCTCGGACTGCTTGATCTTGGCTTCGAGCAGGTTGATGCGCTGCTCCTTGCCCGAGTTCTGAGCCTCGTCGAGACCGGAGATGATGATCGTCGAGAACCACTGCTTCCAAGGGAAGCGAGCGGCGGTCAGCGAGTTGGCGGGCTTCACCGAAATGATGTCCCACTCGCCGTAGGTGTCGGCCTGCCCTTCGGCGTAGAGCAGCGGCTCGATGATTTCGTAACCGCCGTCCTTGATCTGCACCCGCCCGTTGGAGAGCAGGTGCTCCAACAGCGGATTCTTCTTGAAGATGTTGTCGGTGTAGGTGCCACGCACGTTGTGCATGGTGCTGGTCAGGAGTTCGTCCCAGGTGCCTGGTACGTGAGTGGCGAGAGCCATCGGATGTGCCCTTTCGGCAGGAACCGATTAGCGGTGCCGAGCCTCGACTTCGTCATAGGCGGCGGTGATCGCTTCTCGGTAGTTCGAGTACGACGGATTCGCAGGAGTGGGCGAACCGCCGACCACACCAGTTCCGTTGCCGACCACCGCTGCCGCTTGCGCCGCTGCCGCTTGACGTTGGGTCTCCGTCTGTTGCTGCTGCGCTGTCGTTTCCGCCTGCGCCTGCTGCATCGCCTGGAAGGCCATCGCCTGGTACACCACCGGGAGATAGTCGATGCCCAGCCCCATTTGCATGGTCTGACCTACGACCGCCCTGATCTGTTCGTCGTTCAACCCGTACTGCTGCTGCAGCCCGTAGACCGCACCGCGTAGTTGCTCATCGGCTTCGCGTTGTGCGATTCGCTGTTCGAGCGCCAGGCGTGCCTGACGTTCGACATAAATCTCACGTTCCAAGGGATCATCGAACTCGGGCTCCGGTTGCGCATCGGCGGCTGCTCGCTGCTGCGGGCTCAGGCCCAAGTAATCCTCGATCGACATCCCCGCCCGAGAGGCAAGGACTTGGATCGTCAACCCAGGGTTCTGCTGCATCGCCTGGTGGAGTCGCAGCGCATCTTCATGCTCTCTGCGTTGCTCGGCCAGTTCCTGCGAGTGGCGTGTGAACGCCGCCTGTCGTTGATACCCCTGTATCGCTTCCGACAACGGGACTGAGATTTCCTCGCCATCGACCTTGACGCGAACGTGGCGATTCGCAATCTGATCGTCGATGTCGAGATACTCGGGCCCCGCTGGCTGCGGTGCTTCGGACTGATCCGGCGACTCGACTTGTCCGCCTTCGGCGGGGTCACTGTCTACCGGGGGAGCCTCAAATGAGGCTGGTGCATCACTCACGAGTGCCCCTTCTGACTTGTTCGTGTGAGCCGGATACTAGCCACACGCAAATCAGTACGGGGGCATTGCCTCCACTGGCGGCGCTTGACCGGGCGGCATCATCTCTTGTGGCGGCGGTCCCTGACCCTGTGCCATCATCGCCGCCATCATCTCAGGGGGCATCCCCTCCATACCTGGCGGCGGACCGGGCGGCATCGGCGGTGGGCCCTGAGGCGGCGGTCCTTGGGGCGGCGGGCCACCGAGTTGCTGCAACGACTGCTCGGCACCTTCCGGTGGGGGCGGAGGCGGCGGGGCCGACACGAAACGCCCGGCATCCTTGATGCCGAAGCCTTTGGAAAGCAGTTCTTGATAGAGGGCGGGCATGTTGACAACGCCTGCCTCCATGAACGGCATCGAGGCATCGACGATCTGCAGCGCCGACTGACGCCGGAAGGTCTCGTTGCGGGGCTCGGTCGAACCACCCTGGACTTCGAAGTCGAACTCGCCAGCGATGCGGTCCTTGTCGAAGTTGACCCAACCCTTGACCGGCATCGTCACGATCCGAGCGACCTGCTGCCCGGTCGTGTACTGCTGCATCAGCCCCACGACCCGTTCGGCGATTTCGGACAACACCAGTTCGACTTTGGCGAGCCGGTCCTGGGCGCGGGCGTTGGCGGCATCTTGGATCATCGCCGCTTCGGTGGCGGTACGTCTGATCTGTTGCTGCGGCGAGCCGCGCTGGTAGTCGCTGACACCTGAGACACGATCGAGGTCGTTGCTGATCATCGCCGACTGGTCGAAGAACTCGGGCGGCGTAATCACGACCGGGACAGGTGCGATCGAGTCGCTCGGGTCCTGGTCACCTTGGACCGGGATCATCACGTTGTCGCGATCAGACTCCAACGCTTCCACGCCATCGGTATCGAAGCGGTCACGCGCGTACACCCATGCCCGGCGGAACTTCTTGCGATAGTTGAACATCGCCGTGCGGGTCTCGTTCAGTTCCAACTGCAACGACTCGATCTGGGCGACATCGCCGATCGGATAGAAGTGATCGGGAATCTCGTAGTTGCGCAACATCACGAACGGGTGCCCGAACGCGTACGGCATCTTGACTGGCTTGATCAGATAGACCGGCTCGTCCTGATCGTCGGTGGTCGGGCAGAACGTACTGACCTTGTACCGCTTCAGGTCGTAGAACTCGATCACTTCGCAGAAGCGGATCGAACCCTGGCTCGGCTTATCGCTGCTGTCGCGGGCATCGCCGTTGTTGTGATCCCAGCGCGACCACGACGAACCCGAGACCTTCTTGCGAGCAGCGGGCAGGTAGCGGCTGTCGACCTGTACGTCCTGCACCGGTCGCCACGTCCGCTGAGCGATCCAGCGCATCTCTTTCGGATGGCGTGCGTCAGGGTCGACGAACATGTCGAAGATCGAGATGCGCTCGATGAAGGGGCGATCCTCGTCCCATTGCAGCATTTCTGATTCGACGTTGCCCTCTTTGTCTTCGCGGTCGTCGATGCCCTCTTCGGGCCCGGCGTCGGCACCGTCGTTGTTGTTGTCTTGCGTGTCGGCGGCTTTGACTTCGGGCGGCTTCGTCCACTTGTAGCCGACCTTCACCCAGCCGTGCCCAACGAGCAGCCAATCGTTGATCGCCAGCCGGAACTCACGCTGGTAGTCGTAGGTCCGCCACAGCCAGTTGAGCACTTCTTCGGTGAGGATCGCGGTGAAACCGGACTCGGGGTTGCGGGCATTGACGACGAAGCGCGGGTTGTTGATCGCCACCGCCGGGGCCATCACGTTGATCGTCGCGAACACCATGTTGACGACGAGTTGATCGGTCGACGGATCGCCATCGAGATAGCGCCCTTGGTACAGGTCGATGTAGCGCTTCCACGCCTTGTCGTAGTTCGTGGTCGACGATGTGCGCCAGTTCTTCGAACGCTTCAACTCGTTCTGATAGAAGGCGAGCAACTCCGATTGCGTCTTCACGTTTCTGCCCTCTCGATGTTGGGCCTGCGCGCCAACTCACGTTCGTTGTCGGTGCCGAGATGTTCGCGCAGATACTCGCCTTTGGTCATGTGCCAACCGCCCTGGCCGACGAGCGCCCCGCCTCGGAAGGCGAAACCGATGCCGCTTACGCGACAACGGAAGCACTCGTCACGGCCAGGTTCGACCGGCTTGCCGCAGGCACAGTTCACTCGACGCCGGTTTGCTGATCGAGCCACGAAACGAGGGTGGCTCGATTCTTGTTGGCCCGCTCCAAGTTGAGGATCGCCTGGATGATGTCATCGCGCTGGTCATCCATCGCCAGCCCTTCGACGTGAGCCTTGACTTCGTCGATGGTGTGATCACCGGGGTCGTAGGCCGCGGGATCAGCACCAGGCACCGTCGTCCGCTCGGTCAGCAGAATCGGAGTCGCATCGGGCGGCGTCGCGTAGTTGCCGCTGTAGCCGGTGTACGTCACCGTGTAATCGAAGTAGCCGGTCTGGCTGCTGACGGCAGTGATCTTGTACTCGACCCACATGCTCACGTCGTCGCGGTAGTAGATCCGCAATGGATCGTTCACCACCCCAGAGGCGGTGGGATCAGTGCCGCTCGACACGGTCTTGCTGACGAACACATGCGTCACCGTGGACGGCTGCACGGTGTTCACCCGAACCTCGCCCGCCAGGATGCCAGCCGCCGCCAACCCCGTATCGAACAGCCAGGTTGCGAACGGGATCGCCGTACCCGCCCCAGTTCCCGGCCACACCTTGCCGCCCCAGTTGACGCCTCGCGGCGGATTCTCGCGGATCGACCAACGCGTGTTCGGTTTCTGATGGCGACCCTTGGCGATCGGACGCTGAGTCTGAACTCGGGTCTTGGTCATCAGCCGAGAACGGGCTTGCCGCTGCGGGTCTGACGCTTCAGACCTTCGGCAGCCTCGTCCAACTCCTGGCGCACGGCTTCGCCTTCGCCTGCCTCGATCCGCTCGTCCAACTGCTGCTGGCTGAACGGGCTGGTGATGACGTTGTCGTCAGCCCCGACCTCAGGGTCTTCGAGCGTGGAGCCCACGAACTCTTCGACGGCCTCGACATCAGAATCTTGCTTCTTACCGGTCATTCCCTTGCCTCCTTGGTTGGCTGGATTCTCTCACTTCGGGCGCACCGCGAACGCACCTATCCGTTCCCGGTCCTTGGTGATCGACTTACGGCCGTTGCCGTTGACGATGTCGCTGAAACTCGAACCGTAGGTCTGACGCTCCCACCAGCCGAGCGATCCCGGGGGCGGGTCCTTCTTCGGCGTGAACTCGGAGAACCACACGAACTTCAGCATCTGATTGGCGATCGCCAGGCTGATCACCCGGTCGTCGAACGGCGAGCCCTGCATCTTGCCCTTGTCGGTACGCACGTACGTGCGCAGTTCGGCGAGCGTCTCGGCGTCGTGCAGGATCAGCTTGCCTTCCGGGCGTAGCTCTTTCGCCAACTCGTCGATCATCAGTGGCTTTGTAACCTGCGTCGTGTGGTAGCCCAACACATCGGTCGGGATCGAGTTCTTGTACTTCGGGGATCGTTCGTAGTAGATGGGGAAGTACTTGGCGCGTTGAATCGCTTTCAGGACGGTCAGTCCATGATTGTTCGATTCCACCCCGAGCAAGGCCTGTCGGTAGAAACGACCAAGCGGGACGAGGATGTCGGAGCCGAGCAGGTCGGGGTCGATGATGCCGTGCCAATGCGCTACTACCTCACCGTTACGAGCATTGATGACGTGCGCCGAAGCTTTGTCGCTGTGCTCCAACCCTTGACTCGGATCAGCGCCCACGACGTAACGATCGTCATCATTGGGCCACGCCCATACCCGCAGGGCACCCCCGTCTTCTACGAAGCCAAGTTCGGGAGTGAGGTAGCCGCGCGCGATTGGATCGCACGGTTCAATCTCGCGCAGCATCCGCAGATCGAACACCGGGCGTCCTGATTTCAGGAACGCATCCTCAGGGTTGTCGGGATACTCCTGCGCCATCTGCCAGTCCGGCAGTTCGGCGTTCTTGGCGTCGTACCAATCTTGGTCGCGGCCATTCGCTGACCACGGAAAGAACAACGGCTCGAAGCGGTTGTTGCCGCTGATCGCTTCGCCCCACAGACGATGGAACAGGTTGCCTTCACCATTGGCGGTGGAGAGCATGATGATCCGCCCACCGACATCAGCGACGGGCTCGATCGCGCCCCAGGCTTCCTCGCTGTTGGGCAGGAAGGCGAGTTCGTCGACGACGACGAGGTACGCCGACTCGCCACGAGCCGGGTCGGATGCTGACGGCAGCGACTCGATGTAGCTGTTGTTGGTGTACTGGATCGTGGTCATCGTCTGATTGACGGGGCCACCACGAAACTTCATCCATTCCGGCAGGAACTGGTAGCCGTACTTCGACTTGCTCAACAGCTTGATCGCCTCGCGCTCGGTACGTGACAGCATCAGCACCGGGCGATCGGAATAGAAGAACGTGAGCCAGAACGCGAACGCCGCCAGCAGCGTCGAGAATCCGATCTGTCGCGCTTTGAGGATCAGGCTGTAACGACAGTTGAGCCACGAGTGAACGGTCTCGATCTGCGCCTCGAACAAGGCGAACTTGATTCGCCCCTTCTCGGGGTGACGGATGTACCAGTAGGTCTCGCAGAAGTAAATGAAGCCGTCGAGCAGCTTGGCCGGGTCTTGCGTGTTGGGCGCGCACTTGCGCCATTCACGCTCGTTGAAGATTTCCTCGAACGAGTAGTCAGCTTCGAGCGGCGAACTCACCGTTGGACGGCTCCGGTTCGTGGGACTCCTGCATCGCCACCATCTGTCGCTGCAACTGTTCGTTCTCCAACACCAGCCGTTCGTTCTGCGCGATCAGCACGCCGAGGCGCTGCGCCAATCGGTTCACCCACACATCTTCGAGCGTGGGTTCAGACTGCTGCGTATTGCTCATTGCGGCGGTGCCCCCATGAATGCTCCAGCGTTGAGGGGAGCGGCAACATCGGGAGGCCAGTTGGCAACGATGGCGTCGATGATCGCTTGGTCAGTGACGACATCCTGGTCGTACCCCGGTGCGCCGCGACCGGCCTGCACGCCAGCCTCGTAGGCGAGTTGCACGGCTTCGGCAACGGACCAGTGGAAGGTCGTCATGTTGACGAAGCCCTGGCGGACCTGAGCGGCGAAGACGGTGTCCTGTAGCTCGGGATTGGTGCGGGCCTCGTCGTTGACGGCGGCGAGGATGCGTGCCTGCAACTGCGGATCGTTCGCAGCGCGGGACACGATGTTGAGTGACATGGTGATTCCTTTCGTTAGGTCTTCAAGACATCAAGAACGGGCTGACTGCCGAACTGCATCGCTAACACATCCTGGCTGCCCCATTTGGCAACGATGGCGGGGGCGGACTCGATAACGGTTTGAGGTAGCTGTATCCAAGAGTCACCGGTCGACGAGGGGGTCGGTGTGCCGTAGCTGAAATAGCCGGTCCCCGTCCCCATCGCTGTGGTGCTGCACGATGTCCACAACATGCGCAAACGCAGTCGTTGACCTTCGGCGACAGCTATCGGTGGCCCGGCGAGCCAGGCTTTCATCGGAGTGGTATCGGTATTGGTCAGTTCGCCCGTTGTCGAAGCGGTGGTGGGCGCGCCGGGCGAAGAAGTATCCACGAGCGACGCAGCCGCGTACACGACCGCCCCGGAACCGTCTGCGTTGCAGACCGCGAGTTCGGGACGGAACGAAATGTTCGCTGTCGAAGCGCTTTCACGACCGCGCATGTTAAACGCACCAACCCGTCGAGGGTGAATGCCTGCAACGGCTTCGTATACCACTCGATCGCTGTGCCACCAGCAGTCCGCGTGGCCGGAATCGGTGCCCCAAATCCTGCTGTCAGGGTTGTCGCCGATTCCACAGACGCCGCCCCTCGCGCTGTCCACATCTCGCGTTCGTCGGTCGCCCCAAGGACAGGACCGACGATGTCGGTCATATACAAGATGGTGCCGGTCGGCACTGTCGTCTGAAACGTGATCGTCTCGGCAAACGTCAGGTAGGTGTCACCCGACACCCCGGCGGCAGCACCGGCATAAGCGGCGGCGATCGTGGCGGCTGCGATCATGTTGCCGCTGGAGTGGTCATCCATATAGAAGCGCACCCTGAGCCGTTCACCCTTGCGTACCAGTGTCGATGTTGGCGTCAACGTGTAGTTGCTGACGGCATACGAACCAGTGAGGATTGCCAGTTCAGTCGTCGAGGCACCTTTCGCGATTTGCGCCTTCAACGCGCTCGTGCAATCGACACTGTCAACAACAACGCCGATCACGGCGTTGGCGTCAACGCTCTCTCGGCCCCAATAGTTGACGGTGATCGACCCGGCGATCGTCACGTCAGCAGCGAGCGGCAACGAAATGAAC